TCCGGCGAGGCCCTCATCACGATGGAATCCCCGTTGGTCAAGAAGGCTCAGGATCGGATTGATCGGTTCGTGCCGGTCTGGAAGAGTCTGGCCTCGTTCATTATGAAACTCAACGGGAGCGAGGTTGATGAGTCTGCGATCACGCCGGTCTTTGACGATCCGCGCACCACGCAGCCAGTCACCCAGGCGAACGTCCGCAAAACCTCGAAGGATACGGGCATTCCGCTTCGGACGTTGCTGCGGCGCGAGGGCTGGACAAAGCAGGAACTCGCCGACATGGACAAAGATGCCAACGAGGAGCGCCAGGCCCAACAGACCACGCTCGCCGCCGCGTTGCTCGAAGCGAAACGCCAGGCGGCACAGGGACAGGCCACCGACACGACCGGGCAGGGGCAATAATGCTCCTCTACGTCGCAGGCCCATATAGCGGTGATATTGACCGCAACATCGCGCAGGCACGCCGCATTGCTATTGCGCTGTGGGAGAGAGGCCATGCCGTCATCTGCCCACACCTGAATTCGGCACACATGGAACAGGATTGTCAGGCCACATACGATCAATTCCTCGCTGGTGATCTGGTGATGATTGCCCGTTGCGATGGCATAGTGCTGATACCTGGGTGGGAAGTTAGCAAAGGCGCGAAGATTGAATACGAGTACGCCGAGAAATTGAAACTGCCAATCTGGGAATATCCCGACATGCCAGACCCGTACTCACGCAGGTAGACGCATGGCGACAAAACTCCCGCTCGTTTTGCAAGTCCTCCTCCAGTTTAGGGAGGAACTGTTAGGGCAAGAGGCCGCGCAAATGGACGACATGGCCTCGCACTGGCTTGGCGTCGAAGACCGACTCGAGGTCTACATAGCCGCGCTCGCCGACCGGATTGCCGTGCTCACGGCCAGCGGTGAAGTCATCACGCAGAGTCAAATCTTCCGCCTGGAGCGGTTTCAGTCGCTCATGGCGCAGGCTGAGCGCGAAATCCTCAGGTATGCGGATTGGGCCGACGATCTGATTACTGGCAAGCAGGCGGAGTGGGCCAAACTCGGCTTGCAATCCGCCGCCGAGGCAATAGTGGCCGCGCAGATGGAGGGCGGTATTACCGTTGGAGGCTTTGAACGCCTGCCAGTCGAGGCGGTCGAGACGATGGCAGGCCTTCTCTCTGACGGATCGCCACTGATGACGCTGCTTGAGGACAGTTGGAATACCTCAGCCGATGGCCTCGCCCAGGCCCTCGTCAACGCGACCGCGCTCGGAGAGAATCCGCGCGTCACAGCGCGCCTAATGCGCGATGGCCTATCCAATGGCCTTGACCGGATGCTCAACATCGCGCGCACCGAACAACTGCGCGCCTACCGCGAGGCCTCCCGCGCCGAGTATAAGGAATCGGGAGTGGTCACGACCTACAAGCGCCTGGCAGCACAGGATGATCGTACTTGCCTGGCGTGCATTGAGTCGGATGGGCAGGAATACGAACTGGACGAACCGCTCGACGAGCACAATTCGGGCAGGTGCGCGCTCGTGCCCGTTGTCAAGGGATTACCGGAGGTCTCATGGAAATCGGCGCATGACTGGTTTTTGGAGCAAGACGAATCCACGCAGCGCGGCATGATGGGGCCGGGCATGTTCGATGCCTGGCAGGGTGGGCAGTTCAACCTCGCCGACATCGTGGCCGTGCATCACGACGACACCTGGGGCGATAGCGTGGGAGTCCGCTCGCTCGCCTCACTCTTGGGAGAATAGCAGATGACAGACAACCCGGCCCCCGCTCAGGGGGCGACCCCTGAACCGCTCACCCAACCCGACGCAGCCAATAAGCCACACCACATGAGCGACGCCGAACTGATGCGCGTCGAGGTGGTGATCGCCGAACTCTCGCGGCGCGGCAATTCGTTTGCTGTTGCGATTCACAAGAGTCTCAAGCAGAAGTCCAAAGAGGACAAGCGCAAGATCATCGCCAACGCTTACGCCATGATGTATAACACGCTGCTCTCGATCAACATGGCTATCGAATCGCAGAACACGCCTCTCAATGTGCAACGCTCGCTTACTATGCTGCGCCGCCTGAGAGAGCAAAAGCAGAAGGGCGCGCCCAATGTCAGATGACATCCTGCCGCCCGGCGCAAGGGCTATAGACTTGGCAAGGCAAGACTACAGAGATGAGGGGGCAAAGGATGGGCATACACCGGAGGCCAGACTCGATCTACTCGTGCTCAGGATCGGGCAATCGCTTAGGCGCTTGCCGCCGTGCTCGCTGGTGACAGTGCGCGTGGTCACAGACAGGCACGGACTCCCGCTGGTGTGGTTCGTGGAAAAGACCAACAAGGGCGAGGGGCCGCTTGCCTCGACCGGCAAACACGCGCTTGACATCCTTTCGGAATAGACTATAATCCTTTTACACGCGCTAACCTAACCGGGCCAAAAACCCGGCGTAGGGCTACCGACACGAAGCGTCGCCGGAACAAAAACCGGCAGAGGACGCGGAAACCTGGGGCCGACCTTGTGATGAGGTCGGCCCTTCTTTTTATTTCTCGTGGGCGTGAGGCCCGCACAATGGCGAGACGCCAGGAGCAACCAACCAATGACTACCGATGCTACTTCTCAGGAAGACAAGACCAAAACCGCGAGCGGCGGAGATGGGCAGGGGCAGGGCGGGGCCGGTGACGGGAAGTCAACGACCACGACCACCCCTGAAACATTCGAGGCGTTTCTTGACGCGCAACCCGATGAGGTCAAGGCCCTGATTGACGGGCATACCAAAGGCCTCAAGTCCGCTCTGGAGACGGAGCGCGCCGCGCGCAAGGGCTTCGAGAAAGAACTGCGGGACGCAGCGAAGAAACTTGAGAAGGGCAGCGACGGACGCCAAAACCTGGAGGGGCTGGCGGACAAACTGAACAAAGAACAGCGTCGGGCTGACTTCTTCGACCTCGCCCACACCGCAGGCGTCACCAATCTGCGCCTGGCGTGGCTGGCGGCGCAAGAGGAAGACTTGATCCCCGATGACGTGCATCGCACGGACTTCGGGCGGATCAAAGAGCGATACCCGGAACTGTTCGTGCAGGCGCAGAAAGAGAAGCCGAAGACTCCGAAAGCCAATGCCGGGGAAGGCACAGGCTCGGAGCAACAGGCCGCAGGCGGAATGAACGCCTTTATTCGCGCCTCAGCCGGTCGCGGATAACCCGCCCCTCATCACACCAACCGTTTTCTTTTAGGAGCAATTGCCATGCCTTACAACAGCATCATCTCCCGCGTGGACGCGGCAGACCTCATCCCAACGGAAACCAGCCTGGAAATCATCAAAGAGATTCCTCAGTCGAGCGTGGTCATGCAGTTTGGCCGCCCGCTGCCGAATCTCTCGCGCAAGCAGCGGCGCATCCCGGTCGTGAGCCTCTTGCCGACCGCCTACTTCGTGTCCCCCGGCGCGGGCGCGGAGACCGACATCAAACAGACGACCGAGCAGAACTGGAGCGGCGTTGACCTCGTGGCCGAGGAATTGGCCGTGATCGTCCCGATCCCCGAGGCCGTGCTGGACGATTCGGAGTTCGATATGTGGGGGGAGGTCAAGCCCTCGCTCGTCGAGGCCTTCGGCATCGCCTTCGATCAGGCCGTGCTCTACGGCACGAACGCGCCGAACTCCTGGCCCGATGACCTGCTCACCCAGGCCACCGCTGCGGGCAACATCCTCGCGCTCGGCGCGGGCGGTGTTGACCTGTACGACGACCTGCTCGGAGTGTCCGGCGTCATCGCCAAACTCGAAGCGGACGGCTACATTCCCTCCGGGCACATCGCCGCGACCTCCATGCGCGGCAAGTTGCGCGGCACGCGCGACGCCCAGGGGCAGCCGATCTTCAAGCCCGCTGGCGGCAATGGCGCGCGGTTCGCCTACGAACTCGACGGCGCGCCCATCACCTTCCCGACCAACGGCGCGGTGGCTCCGGCTACCAGCCTCCTGATCTCCGGCGACTGGCAGCGGCTACGCTATGCGCTGCGGCAGGACATCACCTTCAAGGTGCTGACCGAGGCCGTGATTCAGGACGGCACGGGGGCCATCATCTACAACCTGGCGCAACAGGACATGGTTGCGCTGCGCGCGGTGCTGCGCGTCGGGTGGGTGCTGCCCAATCCGGTCAACCGGATCGAGCCGACCGCCGCCAATCGCTGCGCGTTCGCTTTCCTCACGCCGTAAGCCTGCCGAAGTCAACGGCTTACTTTCGACTCTGACTTAGGAGGCTTCACATGGGCAGTTTCTATCCCTTCAATCCAAACCTGGGCCAGGAAATTCAGGGCCTCACTGGGCAGGTCGTCCCGGTGGACATGGGTTTCGTGGCTCACTATCAGTCGGCTCCGGCGCTCGGAACGAATGTTGCGGTTCACGCGGACATCCCCCTGACCGCCGCGCCGCAAACGATCACGACCGGGATTACCAGCCCTGCCGTGCCGCGCGTGCTCACCATCAAAGGTGATGACGCGGGCATGACGGGAAACGTCGTCCTGCATGGAACGGACATGGCCGACGCCGTGATCTCGGATACCATCGCCCTCAACGCGGCCACCGAGGTTGTGGGCGTCAAGGCGTTCAAAACCGTGACGAGCATTGACGTGCCGGTGCAATCGGCGGGCGGCAACAATGTTCGCGTGGGCACGGCAGATGTGTTTGGTCTGCCGCACAAGGTCTACAACGCCCTGTGCCTGTTGGTCAAACTGTTCAACGCCGCGACCGACGCGGGCACGCTGACGGTGAATGCGACCGACCTGTGCAAGAATCTGTACGACCCGGCAGGCACACCGGACGGCGCGAAGTTGCTCGACCTGTTCTACCTCGTCTAAAGGACGGCAGGCATGGCCGCGACTGAGTTAGAGGTCTCTCGGCTCAGGCGGATGGTTGCAGAACCAACCGCCACGACTTACTCGGATGTCTCCCTCCGTGAGTACATCGAGCGTTTCTCGCTCATGGATTCGGACGGGAACGATCCCACAGAAATAAACTGGACGCCGACGTATGACCTCAACGCCGCCGCTGCCGAAATCTGGCAGGAAAAGGCGGGGCTGCTCGCGGCCAACTATGACGTGACGGTGGATACCAGCACGTTCAATCGTTCGCAGGCCCATGACAACGCGCAGAAGATGGCTCGCTATTATGCGGCCAGGCGCAGCATGGGAATGATTGAATTGCAGGCCGAGCCTCACGTAGCCACCGATCCGCTTGACGACGAGGTTTAGTTTCTGACGATTGGCGGAGCGACTCCCAGGCGCTCCGCTTGTCGTGGGGTGGGGTAAGGGTGAGGGTGGGCAACTGCCCTCACCCGCGCACCCCGGAAAGATGACATCGTGTTTCTTGACGCCGACGAACTGGCTGCTGTCCAGCAGACGCAAAACGAATACATGCCGGATACATGCCAGATTCTCACGCGCGGCACGTCCGGCAGTGATCCCTACGGAAAGCCGATCCCAACGTGGACGGCAGGGGCAGACGTGTCTTGCGGCTTCGGGCCAATCTCAAGCCGAGATGTCATGGCCGGAACGCAGGTTCCCCTTGCCGAGGCACGTCTTCGCCTGCCGCTCACGGCGACCTTCACCAACCTTGATCGAATCCGCATCACGAAGCGTTACGATGCGGCGCTGTCTGCGTCAGAGGACTTCGAGATCGTCGGGCCTGCCAAGCGCGGCCCGTCCTGCTTTGTGGTCTTGCTCAAGCGAGTGACGAATGCCACAGGCTGAAAGGTAATTCCCAATGGGTGATTTAGCGTTTGCATACCGTTCTAACATCGTGGCTGCCGACCTCTGCGCGGCCCCCGGCGCATTGACGACCAGTGTGGTGAATGGCGGCGGCCTGACCACAGCCACGCTCTACAAAAGCAAGGTTGTGGGCGGCAACGTCTATGGTCGCACGACCGCCACGGCTGGCACAGACCGAACGGCGTCATCGCCAAACCTGACCCTACGCATTTTGTTTGCGGCTGTGACTGGCATCACCTTCTTCGACATCTATGTTTCGATTGACGCCGATCCGAAATGGGTGGGGCGGATTACCGAGGCGCAGCGCGCATCAGGAATCAAGATCACGGCTGTCGGCGTCACGGGCGCTGGTGGGACGCCGGGAGGGGTAGACGTGGAAGTGCCTGGCACGG